CGTTTATAAAATCGACTACTACCCTAACCTACAAAGTGTTACGGAAGAGAGATATAAATTCCGATCAAAGTCAAAATTTTTCCCGTACTATATAATTTTGAAAAAGGTTGATTGATATCTGCTATGCAAAAAAAATTCGAGCATGAAAAAACCACCATAGAGGTTGACACAATTAGCGGAGAGTATTATACTGTTATTCCTGAGTGGGTTATACATGACATGGATTGGTACGAAGGTGCTTCAGTAGAGTTTAACATCGAGTCCGACGAAGTTATTATTAAGGATGCAAATGAGTAAGACATATCATATCTACCTACAACAAGAGTGTTTGTTCAAGGATTTAACAGAGTGGGAGTTTAATATTATATGGAGAAGGATATACAAATCATACTTTACAGAAGACTTAACGTACTCAGAGGTGGTGGAAGAACCGAACGAGAAATATATTGATGCATCATATTGACAAATCATATATAAACTGATATAATTGGATTGATGAAATCTACAAGTTATGGCAAAAGGATTTACAGTAAAAGCAAAGACACCAGTAGCAGCACAAGCAAAGAAGGCACCTGAATGGGACTTTGATAAAGCAAGGGAGATGATCAAGGGTAAAAGCATTGTATTCTGCTTACCTGGTAGAGGAGTATCATATACTTACTTAAAGAACTTCGTACAACTTTGTTTTGATATTGTACAGAATGGTGGACAGATACAGATATCACAAGACTATTCATCTATGGTTAACTTTGCTAGATGTAAGTGTCTAGGTGCTAATGTACTACGTGGTCCTGATCAATTACCTTGGGATGGTAAGTTAAAGTATGATTATCAGTTATGGATTGACTCTGATATAGTCTTTAACACTGAAGCATTCTATAAGTTAATCCTTATGGATCAAGATATAGCATCTGGTTGGTATTGTACAGAAGATGGACAGACTAGTTCTGTTGCACATTGGATGGAAGAGGATGATTTCAGAAAGAATGGTGGAGTCATGAATCATGAAACCTTGGAAACGATGTCTAAGCGTAAGAAACCATTTACAGTTGATTATGCTGGTTTCGGTTGGTTGCTAATCAAGCATGGTGTGTGGGAACATTCTGAAATGAAGTATCCGTGGTTTGCACCGAAGATGCAGGTGTTCGAATCAGGCGAAGTGCAAGACATGTGCGGAGAGGACGTTTCTTTCTGTCTTGATGCAATCGAAGCAGGATTTGAAATATGGTGTGATCCTCGTGTAAGGGTTGGACATGAAAAAACACGAATTATATAGAATCATCATCGATGGGAAGGAAGTATTCGATGCTTTAGGGCAAGGAGAATACTTCGAGAGAATGGAGGACTTGGCACTAGAGTTTTATCAGACAGGTACTCCACATCCCGATAGCATTGTCACTGAGACTTATTTGGAGGAAAACTAATGGCAACAACGACAAAAGGATTAACCGTTGAGAAGGTGGTTAATTACATCAAATCAAAATGGCAGGTATTCGGAGCAGCGACGTTGCTCGTATTCATACTGCAACTCTTAGCAGCAAAATTACTCATTGCAGTTCTATTAGGACTAGCAATAGCAGGTTTATTACCATCAGACACTGTTAAGAAGGTAACTAAGAAAGTAACAGCAACTAAGGAGTAACATGGCAAAAGCAACTACAGGTGCATGGGGAAGAGAAGAACTCGAATCAACCCCGAAAAAAACTCGTCAAGGAAGGGGCAAGCATACAAAATATGCGGCAACCTCCCGTAACTCGACTCGTAAGAGGTATAGAGGGCAAGGCAGATAACCAATAAAGCGTCTCGAAAGAGGCGTTTTTTTATTTTTCTAAATATTGCTTATAAATAAAACATAATACCTATTGACCTAATGGCAATACAAAGGGTTTCTAGAGGTTTTAAGGATATTAGTCTATCTTTTTCACCCCACCCTGTTACTAAAGACTTACCTATATTAAAGAACGGTAATGCGATTTCCCGTTCAGTCAGGAACCTTGTGCAAACTATTCCTACCGAACGCTTCTTTAACTCATTACTAGGTTCTGAAGTACGTTCTAGTCTATTTGAGAACTGGGTTGACTTTGGTACTGCATCACTTATAGAGGATCAAATCCTAACTACCATTGAAAACTTTGAACCCAGAGTTGAAAATGTAGATGTAACAGTAGATCCAGAACCTGATAATAATACTTTTGCCGTTAACGTTCGTTTTGATATAGTGGGTCAACAACTACCTTCCCAAGAATTTACCTTCTTATTAGAAGCAACAAGATAATATGCCGATTACTAAATTTACCAATCTTGATTTCGATCAGATAAAGACACAGATTAAGGATTACCTACGTGCCAATTCATCCTTTACGGACTTTGACTTTGAAGGTAGTAATTTCTCTGTTCTAATTGATACATTAGCATATAATACTTACATCACAGCATTTAACTCTAACATGACTGTGAACGAATCCTTCTTGGATTCTGCTACTCTCAGAGAGAATGTAGTATCATTAGCACGTAATATAGGTTATGTACCACGCTCTCGTGCGGCAGCAAAGGCAGAGATATCATTTAGTGTACAAATTAACGATATATTGACTTCAACGCTAGATCTAGAGGCAGGACTAGTCTGTGTAGGTAATACAAACGACACGAATTACATATTTTCAATTCCTGAAAGGGTAGTTACTACAGTTGATGCAAATCAAACTGCGACTTTTAGCAATATTACAGTCTATCAAGGTTCATATCTCCAAAAATCCTTCGTTGTAGACGGTTCTTTGGATCAAAGATTCCTTTTAGACAACCCTTATATCGATTCTTCTACAATTGTAGTTAGAATTAGGGATTCTGTCAATGATATATCAGAAGGAAGGGAATATATTGCTGCAGATAACATTTTAAACATTGATAAAACGTCTGAAATCTATCTTTTACAAGAAGTTCAAGATGAAAAGTATGAATTACTCTTCGGAGATGGGTTTTTTGGTAAAAAATTAGAAAATGGTAACGTAATTGACGTTTCATACATCATTACAGATGGAAAAGATGGAAATGGTGCTTCAAATTTCGTATTTTCTGGTAGATTTAAGGATGATCAAGGAAAAGTAGAGGTTCCAACCAACTCTATTACCATTACAACCAATCAGAATGCAATAAATGGTGCTGATATTGAATCTGTTGACTCAATTAAGTATTTTGCACCTAGAATTTACTCTTCTCAGTACCGTGCGGTGACTGCAAGAGACTATGAAGCGATTATTCAGAATATTTACCCTAATACAGAGTCAGTTTCTGTTGTTGGTGGTGAAGAATTGGATCCTCCACAGTTTGGAAACGTAGTTATAAGCATAAAACCTAAAAATGGTGACTATATTTCTGATTTTGATAGAAGTAACATCCTTTCAAAACTAAAACAGTACTCACTTTCAGGTATAAATCAACAAATCATCGATTTGAAGGTGCTTTTTGTTGAAATTGACTCCGCAGTTTACTATAATAGTTCTCAAGTAACAAATATTAACAATTTAAAGAGTCGTATTACGAATACTTTGAATACATTTAGATCATCTAACATCAATAAGTTTGGTGGAAGGTTTAAATATAGTAAAGTTTGTCAAACAATTGATAATGTTGACGATGCAGTGACATCAAACATCACTAGAGTTATCATCAGAAGGAATTTAAAGGCACTTATTAACCAATTTGCACAGTATGAGTTGTGTTTTGGTAATAAATTCCATATCAATCCTGAAGGATTCAATATTAAGAGTACAGGATTTAAGATTTCTGGAAGTAATGACATATATTACTTTACTGATGTGCCAAAAACAGATACTACAGGTACTATTTCTATAGTAAAAGACTCTGCTGGAGACGGTACTTATACTGTATACGTTAAATCTGCTGGTACTGTTGACTATACCAAGGGTGAAGTCATTATTAATACCGTTAATATCACATCAACAGTAGAACCAAACAATATTGTTGAGATACAAGCAGTACCTGAATCTAATGATATTATTGGATTATCGGATCTTTACCTTGATTTTTCCGTTTCTAAAAGCACAATAAATATGATTAAGGACACCATTACATCAGGTGAACAAATATCTGGTATCGGATATAAGTCAACATCTAGCTACCTAAACGGAGAACTAAAGAGGATATAAGATGATACAAACTGGGTTTGAAAAGAGAGTAACTGTTCAGCAAGTTATTGAAAATCAACTTCCTGAATTTGTGCTCTCTGAGAGTCCAAAGACTGTCGATTTTTTAAAGCAATATTACATTTCACAGGAGCATCAGGGTGGTGCTTCTGATATCGCAGTTAATCTGGATCAATATTTAAAGGTAGATAACTTTACACCAGAGGTAATTTCTGGTGAAACAACACTATATTCTGATATTGATACTTCAGATACTACTGTTCAGGTATATTCTACTAAAGGATTTCCTGATGAGTATGGTTTATTTAAGATTAATGATGAAGTTTTTACTTATACTGGAGTAACAACTAATACCTTTACTGGTGTAATACGTGGATTTAGTGGAATTACAAGTTATAGGACTGATTTAGACGCAGAAGAATTAGTTTTTAATGACACTAGTGCTGAAATTCATACTGCTAGTACTAAGGTTCAGAACCTAAGTGCACTATTTTTAAAGGATTTTTATAGAAAGTTAAAAGTAACTCTTACACCAGGACTTGAAGATGTAGATTTTCAGGCAGATCTTGATGTTAATAACTTTATTAAGGAAGCAAGAAGTTTATATGAGTCAAAAGGAACAGAAGAATCATTCAGAATTCTATTCAATGCTCTATATGGAGTAGAACCTAAAGTTGTTGACTTAGAGCAATACCTACCCAAACCCTCCTCGGCAGAGTTTTTAAGGAGAGAATTACTAGTTGCTGAAAGAATTTCTGGAAATCCTGCTAATTTAGTTGGACAAACTATTAGAAAATCAACAGACTCTGCTACTCAGGGTGCTGTTTCTGAAGTTGAAACCTTTACTAGATCTGGAATCAGTACATATTACAAGATTGGACTGTTTGTTGGGTATAGTGATAATGCATTAATTGAAGGTACATTCGAAGTTCAACCAAAAACTAAGGTAATTAATCCAGTTTCTGTATCAGATTCTATTATTACAGTTGATTCTACCATTGGATTTGGTGCAACTGGAACATTAGTATCAGGTAAAAACATTATTACATATAGTAGTAAGAGTGTTAACCAGTTCTTAGGTTGCCAGGGTGTAACTGTTGGTATTGGTACAGCAGATGAGATAAGAACGGATGAAGTATTTGTTGGATATGAAAATGGAGATTTAACGAAAAAGGTAGAAATACGTCTTGGTGGTGTTTTATCTGAGTTTAAAACTACAAGTGATGTTTTAGATACTTCTGAAGAGCAAGTTCTATATGTAAATCATGTAGGTGAAAAGATACAATTATCTGAAACAGATTCTACTGATAAGGAAATATTTGCCAATTCTTGGATTTATAACACTAGTTGTAGATTTGATGTAGAAGATATTAATACTGGTTCATCAACAATTACTTTAAAGTCTAATATTGATAAATCACAATTAAAAGTTGGTGATAATATTGATATATTATTGGGTGATACTAATAATATAGCACTTACCAATGCAACTGTTGGTTCAATCAACCGTGCCCTTAAGCAGGTTCAGTTGGATAACATGTCTGGGTTTAATTATAATGCCCTTCAAACATATACTATTAGGAAAAAATTAAATACTGCTACTAGTTCTGGGACATCTATAAATTATGGACAGAATAAAGTCACTACAGATATTCAAAACGTTTATAATGAGAACGATAAAGCATTCTATGTTGCTTCAAACTCTCTACCATCATATGACATAACAAAATCTACTGTTAAGTATAGTATTTCTACTGGAACTTCAGGTGCATTAGATGGTTATAACAGTATAATAGAGCAATATCAAATTATTTCTTTTACAGAACCAACACTAGACTTTATCACTGGAGACAAAGTTGTTTATAAGGCAGAAACTACACCTCTTAAGGGATTAGAAGAAGGAGAATATTATGTTGAGGTATTAAATGGTGGTAAAATTAAATTATATGAATCTAGAGGTTTAATTGAAACTAATGGAACCGTAGTTGATGGTACTGTAGTTAATAATGCTAAAGGATTCCTTTCAGATGGAACGAATAATCATAGTTTTATTTTAGCAAGTCAAACTGACGATTCTATACATCCACAAAAACTTCTTAAGAAATTCCATCATTCTCAGGACATTAAAACAGGAGAAGGTACTAAAACCAGTACTGGTTCTCTTGGAATGCTGGTTAATGGTGTTGAAGTTGTTAGTCCAAAGTCATTGGATAAAATTTATTATGGTCCTTTAGATAATATAACTGTTTATAATAATGGAACAGATTATGATGTAATTAATCCACCAGATATTGTAATTGCTAGTGGATTGGGTGCAACTGCTCTTGCCCGTGCAGTTGTAAAAGGTAGTGTTAAGGAAGTTCTAGTAGATCGTCAAGACTTTGATGTAGTTGATGTCAAGTCTGCCACTATATCTGGTGGAAATGGTTCTGGAGCAGTCTTAGAACCGATGGTAGGTGTCAGACAACGTGAAGTTAGGTTTGATAGTCGTGATGACGTTTCTGGTGGTGGAGTAAGTTTATCTCTTGATACAATTACCTTTGTACAAGATCATAATTTTGTCAATGGTGAAGCTATTGTATATGATAATAATGGAAATGTAGGATTGGGTTCATTTGTTCATAATACGATTTATTATCCAGAAGTTATTAGCAATACTGCTATTAAAGTATATGCAACTAAGAATGATTGTGATAATAAAACTTTTGCTTTAGATTTTAATGGTATAAGTGGTGGACAAGGTGTTCATAAGTTTAGAAAGTCTGAATTTACCAAAACATTAAGAACAATAAGAGTTATTGATGGTGGTTCTGGGTATACTAATAGAAAATTGATTGTTGATCCTGTAGGTGTCAATACTGTAACTAATATTATTACTTTTAATAATCATGGATTTAATAGTGGAGATAAAGTTGTTTATTCTGCTGATACTGCAGCGATAGAAGGATTATCAACATCAACTCAGTATCAAATTATTAAATTAGATAATCATTCATTTAAACTTGCAAATGCAGGTGTTGGGGGAACAATAACAAGTAATTATGAGAGAAGAAATTATGTTGGTTTGGGATCTACTGGTGTTGGATATCAAAATTTTGCATATCCTGATATTACTTTAACTGTTAATGCAACAATT